GTAAGCACTGCTAAGACTGTCACCGTGACTGTTGGCGCTAGTGCTACTCAGTCTTTGGAACAGGGGTTGGCAAAAGCGTGGCATCGTTATCAAACATCAACAAGCAATCTTACGTTAGATAGTCTTAATATTTCTAGTTTTACTGACAGTGCAACAGGAAAGGACACTCACAGTTTTACCAACTCATTTGGTAGCGTAAACATTGTAACCTCTGGCTCTGGCGGCAGAACCTTATATGTTGGTATAGACGATGGTAACGCAGATACTGCTGGCGGAGCATCAACAACTGGAGGTGTGCCTACAATCTCATATAATTATCAAGGTAATTTGTATGACGACAATCAGGCAAGCTGTATGTTTAAGGGAGACTTAGCATAATGGCAGGTAAAATTGTAGCAGATACTTTAGAACACAGCACCGCTGGGTCTATTGGAACAAACTATCTTAAAGAAGGCACAAAGTGCTGGTTGCGGTACAATCAAAGCACACCGTCAGTGTTGGACAGTTTTAACATAAGTTCTGTTGCGGATACAGCAACTGGAAAATATACGCCTAGTTTTACAAATTCTATGCTTTCGTCAACAGATTTTGCGGCTTCTGTTATAAGACAAGCAGTTGCCAGTTTTGACCATAATGTGAATTACACACAATCTGAGACATCAAGCAACGCTCTTGTTTTTACCGTTGAAAATCAAGTACACATTGATGGTGTAAACAATCACTTTTCCATTCCCGGTGGGGTGTTGGCATGATTAAAACACCAGAATTTCAAGGCACACATTTATTTGACAGGCTTTGCTGGGCAAAAGAAAACCTTGAGCCGCATCAGTCCGACTATCGCGTAGTATACGAAGACAATATAGACGAATGTGCAAAAGTGCTTGTGCCTGACCCTAACTGGATGGCTTGTGCGCTACAGGGCGGTATCCTGCCACCAGTGCAAGTTTACTGGGAATTAGCTAAAGATGAAGCACAGCCTGACTTTAAAAAACACACAAGAGGATACTTGCTCCATAACACAGAGCCTGTCGAAGCTATGACAGAAGAGCAAGCAATAGAATATTTAATTATGAAAGATTGCCCACAGCATGTGTGGCGCAATTGGGATGAAGGCAATAAACCTAAGATGGTCATCTGCCGCAAAGAACAGCTTCCGGGTACACGTGAGTGGCGCAATGCTTGGAAGATTACTGAAGAACTGAGCGTCACTGAATTGGCTGCATAAGGAGAAAACTAATGGCACCAACAACATACATCGTAGATAAGGACGGGAATCAGATTGATGCTTCAACCGCAACCGTTCCTTCTGACCGTCACTTTCGTGGTGCATGGTCATTAAGTGGCAAGGTCATTTCTGAGGACATGACTGCTGCTAAAGTTATCTTCAAGGACAAAATCCGTGAAGTTCGTCAACCACTGCTTGATGCAGAAGATGTCGTGTATATGAAGGCTCTTGAAGCTGCTGACAGTACAGCACAGGCTGCATCTGTAGCTAAGAAGAAGGCTTTGCGTGATGCTCCAGCCGCTTCAGCGATTGACAATGCAGATACCATTGCAAAGCTAAAAGCAGCTTGGGATACATCTGTATTGGGTGACAGCCCCTACGCATAGGGAGTAGAAGATGCCGTTAACTACAATAGAAGCAGATGGAATAAATTTAGCTGATACATTTGCATTCACTGGCACAGTGACGGGTGCTGGCGCGGCTGGTTTTACTAAAACAGCACAAACAACAACCAACGGAGCGGCAACATATACTATTTCAAGTATACCCTCTGGCACTTCTGAATTAATTTTATTTGGCAATCAAGTAGACAGAGGCACTAGCACAAGCACAGCAGTAGTACGATTGGGTGATTCTGGTGGTTTGGAAGATTCTGGGTACACTCATAGTGTGGCATACTCTTACGAAAACACTTTTTACATAAACGCTGTTTCAGACAGAACTGGATTAGATTTTCAATTGTACGATAGCGTGTGTAATTTTACATGTCATTGTTGGAATATAACAGGAAATACATGGATAATGCGTGTTCATATGAACTCACACTCTGGCACAAAATATTGGGTTACATCTATGTGTGAAAAACAGTTAAGTGGCACACTTGATAGAATAGCAGTAGTTGACAGGAACGGAACAAATTTTGCCGGTGGAACTATTCAACTCTGGTACAAATAGAGGCAGTCATGGCGATAGAAAAAATATATGACATCCAAACTGGTAAGGTCTCTGAAGTCACCTATACCGTTTCTAAAGCACCAGCAGGTGAACTTTTACAACAGCTTCGCGAAATCAGAAATGCAAAACTTGGCGAAACAGACTGGTGGGCATGTAGTGACTTAACAATGACTGATGCACAGAAAAAGTATCGACAAGACTTACGAGATATAACAAAAACCGCCACATCACTTGATGATGTTAAGTGGCCGGAGAAACCATAATGCCATACATAGGAAAATCCCCAGAGTTCGGTGTTCGCAACCGATTCGTATATCAAGCTACAGCTAGTCAAACTACATTTAGTGGTAGTGACGTTAGTTCAGGTGTATTAAACTATACGGATAGCTTATACATGGATGTATATCAGAACGGTGTTCTTTTAAAGCCCGGAACTGACTATACGGCTACTACAGGCACAAGCGTTGTGTTAGTTACAGCCGCCAGCTTAAACGATATTGTTTCAATGGTGGTGTATGATACCTTTAGCGTATCTAATAGCTTTACTAAAACAGAGAGTGACACACGCTATCCGTTCAAGGGTAACAATAGTATTATCCGTTTGAATGGGCAGACTATTAGCGCAGACATTACGATTGACAGCGATGAGAATGGTGTGTCGGCTGGCCCGATTACACAGAACGCAACCGTCACTGTTAACGGTTATTGGAGTATCGTATGACCAGTGTATTGAATGTAGATACCATCGCAGATAAGGCTGGCACTGGTCCTGTTGCGTTGACGAAGCAAAGTCCAGCAAAGGCGTGGGCATCAAATAGTGCCACAACAGGAGATACAATAAGTAATTCTTTTAATGTTTCATCCTTAACTGATGAGTCAACAACTGGTCAATACACATGGGCATTTACAAATAGTGCTTCAGCAGAAATAGACCATTACTCTCTTTCTGGTATGTGTGGTGGTGCTGCAAGAAATATAAGATATTCAGATGGGGGTAATACTACATCTACAAATCTTGATATTAGAACTTATACCTCAAGTAGTGGTTCAGGTGTTGATAGTAAACACTCTTGGCAGTGGTGTGGAGACCTCGCATAATGGCTAGTATTCTTAAAGTAGATACCCTTACAGGTGTAACCACCGCTGGCTCTGTCGCAGTTACTGGTGAGGGTAACTCAACCACGACTAATCTTCAGCAGGGGTTGGCAAAGCAATGGGCAAAGTTTACTGTAGCCGCAGCTTTAAGTGATAGCTTTAATACAAGCAGCATTACTGACTCAGGCTCAGGAGACTTTGAGGTAAACTTTTCAAACGTAATGGGGGGTACGCAATACGCAATAGCTACTTGCACGACTGCTGCCGCTGATAGAACAACCACTGCTG